GCCAATCAGCCAAGGATTCGCGGCGCGCGGTGACATTGCGGTGCGCGATTGCGGCAACGGCGACACGATGGGAATCATGCTTGGTTCAACGGCAGCGTTCGTCGGCAAGGATGGACTTTTGTTTGCTGAATTAAACGACGGCGTGGAAACGCGCTTCTGGAGAATCTAAAAATGCCACAAGCAATCGCAATCGCTGTTTTATCAAATTTCAGTTTCGCCACCGTCGCGGGCGCAATTAAGGCGGTCAAATTTCTGGCGGCAGTCATTAAGTTCATCGCAATAACCGCGTCCTCAATGGCCGCGTCGAAGCTCCTCGCGCCAAAGGCTCCGAGTTATTCCGATTCATCGCTTTCGCAACGCTCGCAAATGGTTCGTTCTCCAATCGCTGCGCGCACGATTGTTTATGGTCGCTGCCGCGCATCGGGAACCGTGGTTTATATGTCCACGACCGGAAGCAAAAACGAGTATTTAAACATCGTTATCGCTCTAGCTGGCCACGAAATTCAAGAAATCGAGGAGGTATATTTCAACGACGACCTCGTTGGTCTTTCTGGAAACGCAGCAACGGGCTTTTATAGCGGAGTTGCAAACGTCTACAAGCATCTTGGAAGCACAACACAAGCGGCTGACTCTTTTCTTGTTAATGAAACCAGTACTTTGACGGACGGCAAGTGGACAACCGCACACACGCTTTACGGCATCGCTTACCTATACGTCCGCCTCACTTGGGACACCGAGAAATTTCCGAGCGGTATTCCGAACATCTCGGCAGTCATCAAAGGCAAGAAGGTACTCGATACGCGCACGAGCACGACGGCTTACTCGGCCAATCCTGCGCTGTGCTTGCGTGACTATCTCACCGACTCGGCTGTCGGCATGGGCATGGACGCGACCGAGATTGACGTCACCGCGATCAATGCAGCCGCTAACATCTGCGACGAGGACGTCGAGGTGAAGCCGATTACGGTACCGGCAACCTACGAAAACCGCTACGAGTGCAACGGCGTCATCGCCACGAGCGCGTCGCCCGACGAGAACATCGGCAAGCTCCTCTCGGCGATGGGCGGACTCATCGCGTACTCTGGCGGCAAGATAGTGGCTTACGCTGGCGGCTATCGCATCCCAACGGTGACGCTCACCGAAAAGCACTTCGTCGGCCCGCTGAACATCCAGACGCGCACGAGCGCACGCGACCGCGTAAACTCGGTGAAAGGCGTTTATGTCAGCGAAGGCAACGGCTGGCAGGTCTCCGACTTTCCTACGATCTCGTCGACGACCTACGTCGATAACGATAACGGTATTCGCTATTACCGCGACGTCGTGCTGCCGTTCACGACCTCGTCATCCTGCGCTCAACGCTTGGCCGTCATCGAGCTGAGACGCGCGCGCGAGGAGATTACTTTCACGGCTCGATTCCGCCTAGAGGCGATGCAGGTTCGCGCAGGCGATACGGTCATGATCACCAACGCCAAGCTCGGTTGGTCGTCGAAGGTTTTCGAAGTGATGGAGTGGCACTTTGCAACGGACGGCAATCCGCCGCAGCTATACATCGACATGACTCTGCGCGAAACCGCGTCCTCGGTTTACTCGTGGACGGTGTCCGACGAGGTTTATGTTGCCGACTCGCCAAACACGACGTTGCCCGACCCGTTCACGCTCGGCGCGCCATCGAGTCTCGCGCTCACCGCAGACGGCACCACGCAGTTTATCCAAGCCGACGGCACCGCGGTTCCGCGCATTAAAGTAAAGTGGACGCCGCCAGCCGAGGAGTTTATCCAATCAGGTGGCGCCGTCGTCATCGAATACAAACCGAGCACGAGCACGACCTACCTGACGTGGAGCCGAGTCGAAGGCGCGCAGACGGAAGATTATATCAGTTCCGACGTGAAGATCGGCACCAACTACGACGTGCGAATCTTCGGCGAATCTTACTTCAAAATCAGCACGAGCTACGTCACCAGCTCGGTCACGGTCGCGCCGGACACTACGCCGCCAGCGACACCGACCGGACTCACGGCCATTGCCGGTACTGGGCAAATCATATCGCTCGACTGGGACGACAACACCGAACCTGACTTCGGCGAGTACGGCGTTTGGCGTAACACGAGCAACGATTCGGGCGGCGCGACGAAGATTGCCGAGACGCGCGCGAGCCGATTCGTGGACGTCAATCTCACGCTCGGCACGACGTATTATTATTGGATTTCAGCCTACGACCGCAGCGAGAATCAAAGCGCAAAGAGCACCGGCGCGAGCGCGACCGCGGTGGCCGTAACCGCTGGGCAGACGGACAGCACGCCGCCAGCCGACCCAAGCGCGCCAACGGTAAACACGACCGGAACTTATTTGAGCGGAGACGGCACTACGCTCGCGCGCATCGTCGTCAATGTGCCAGCGTTCACAACGCGCTGCGTCATCATGAACGTGCTTTACCGCAAGAGCGGAACGGCGGGATGGATTGTCGCAGACCAGCGCAGCACCGGAGGCAGCACATCATCAATCGACGACCTGACACCGAACGTGACTTACGAAATCGCCGTGCAAGCGTTCAGCGCGTTCGGCATCGCAAGCAACATCGTCAGCGGTGGCACACAGACCGCGCCGAACAACTCGACGGCACCGGCTACGCCGAGCGGTTCAACTTTGTCGAAGGTTGGCGTTACTCCCAAACTCATCGAGAGCACGCGCGAATACTACTTCGGCACGCGCGCATCTTGGACTCCGAACACCGAGACGGATTTTGATCACTACGAAATCAAAGCGACCGCGACGGATAGCAGCAGCGCGACGGACTACACTTGGTTTGGCGAGGCTGGCGGATCAAACTCGTTGGTCTCAACCAAGGCCAATACGATGTGTTTATATGCGGCGACTCCTTCAACCGGATATACTTTCTTGCGCGCGGTTAATCGCAGCGGCGTCGCATCGTCTTGGGTTTATGTTGGATTAGCCGCTAACAATGCTTTTATTGGAGCTGGCAGTGTAAGCGCACAGGATAAGAGCGACGTCAGCGTGAGCGGCATCAAGACTGGCGCATCCGCCGCATCAAGCGTGCGCCAAGTCGCCGCCGTGTTTCAAGAGTCCGCAGTCGTCGCACTCTCTGGCGGTTCGCCGACCGAGACATTCTCGGTGGACATTTCCAACCGCGGATTCTCGACCAAGCCAGACGTCGGCGTCGGCGGTTGCGCGAGCGATGCAAACCTAATTGCCGCTTACGATTTTGACCATGCCTCAAATAGTTCCTCGACTGCTTACGTTCGCGCGGCGACCTTGGACGGAAGCAACATTGGTGCGGGCAATTATCGGTTCAATCTCGACTTCACCGAATACAATTAACATGGCTCTCCAAAAAACAATCGCTCTGCCGTCCGGTATCTCTGGCAATTATATTCGCCTCACGTCGTATCGCTACGACCGTTCAACGCTGGAGGCGTCGGCGATCTTCGCGCTCTACCTCGACGCAGCACACGCGCAGGCTGGTGCAGATTACCTCGTGCCAGTCATCGCCAAGCTGCGACTCAGCGGCGCGAAGTTCACGCAGTATCTCGGAGCGGAAGCACTCGCCGACCATCAAGTCCTCGCTCAACTCTACGTTGCAGCCAAGGCCGAGACGTTGCTTGCTGGCGGTGGACTTACCTCGATCGAACTAAGCGACGCACTCGATGTCTAAAGGCGCACAACGCTTCATCGTCGTCAGCGACAATCATGGCGACATGGCTGATGAGGCGAGCGTCGGCGCGCTATGGTCTTTCATAAAAGACTGGAGGCCGGAACTCAGGGTACACGCAGGCGATGCGTATGATTTTAGGAACCTCCGCCGTGGCGCATCCGACGAGGAGAAAGCCGCATCGCTGGCCGACGACTGGGAACAAGGTAACGATTTCCTGCGTCGCTTCTTCGAGGGCGGCGCGAGCAATCATTTCCTGCGTGGCAATCACGACGAACGACTTTATGAATTTCGCAACTCTTGCTCTGGTATGCTTCGTGATTACGCTACTGATGGCATTAAGCAGATGGAAGCAGTGGTGA